ATGAAATTTGGAGTTAGAACACCTAACTTAAAAAAGAGTTTTAAAGCACGGACAACTGGTAGGGCTAAAAGAGCAATTAAGAGAAGTATAAATCCTGTGTATGGTAAAAAGGGAATGGGTTGGATAAATAATCCTAAGAAAGCAGCTTACAATAAGGTTTATAATAAAACAACTGTAGGAGCTAGTGTAGGAGATTTTCAAAAAGGAACTGGAGTTTATAATGGTAATGTATTTAAGTATATAATACTATTCTTTACATTTCCAATATGGCTTCCATTTTATATATTCTATTTACCATTTAAAATTTTAAAAACTAAATAACATGCATAGGCGTAGGTATTGTACCTTCAGCCTATTTTTTATACAAAAAAATAAATATATGGAGTGGGCTTCTACCGTCGCTACCACTCCTTTATGGTGAGAAACAGTCAATAACCGAATTAAGTAGTAAAAATAAAAAAGTAAAGAGAATTTAGGAGGAATTAGGATTATGAAGAGATTTGTTATTAAGGATTTAGCTAAAAAGGAGAATATAGTTTTAGATGAAAGTATATTATTAAGATTATATTGTACATTTAAGGGGATTGAGTTAAAGGAAGAGCAAGAATTAGAAAATATTATAAAGATAATGCTGCCAGAAGATGAAGCAGAAGCTTTAGAAATATTATTAAATGGATTAAAGGTAGAAGATAAATTGTTTTTGCCATTAGTTACAAGTCCAAGCTTACAAAAGAAAGATGATAGTGAAGAAAATTCTAAATGTGAATACTTATTTATTTTAGAAGAAGATAAAAAATTTATAAATCTATATGAGCAGCTTATAAGCTTAGGTAAGTTGGATAAATTAAAAGGCAAAAATATATGTATAAACAAAGAGGTAAGTTCTAGATTGGCTTTAAGTACAAGCTCGGCTAATAAGATAGATTTTAAACCAAACATAGTAATATTAAAAGAAACTGATTATACATATGCAAGTAAATACTTTTTATTAGAAAATAATGAATTAAAAAGAGAAGATAAAACAGTCAAACATACTTTTGCGGATGGTTGTGGCTTTATGAGTGACAAATGTTCTAAGATAATACAACAGCAATTAAACTTAGATTATAGAGTTGACTTTGCACAAGTAAGAATGTATAACGGATTAGCTATAAAAGGATTATTAGTTAGAGCAGATTTTCAAAAGTTTTTTAAAGAAAACTATGAGAAAACAGATTACTTTTGGAAAGATGAGAATGGGGATTTTATAACTATAGATGTATTTAATAATAAAGTTAATATTTCTAAAGCAGATATTGTATTAAATGAAACTATGGTTAAGTGGGTTGGACTTTGGAAGGATGAAGAATTTACAGATATAAACTTAGCAATCAAGAAAGAATTAGCTGAAGAAATATATGCTCCTTATAGAAGTGATTTAGAAAGTTTATATGTCATGAAAGTTAATAAAAAACAGCTTAAAGGTTATAACTTATCTAATTATCAGTTGCTTTTAAATTTAGCATTAACACCTAATGATTTAGAAGAACTAGCAAGACCTACTTTTGAATTGTATGACAAAATGATTAATAAACATGATATAGATGCTATAAGACTTTATTTAGGCGATATACAAAGGAATAAAGAAGAAAGTAAAGAACTTGCTGCTTCTACAAAAGCACACAGATTATTACAAATTGATGAGAAGTTTGTAAGTACAAAATTTGTGCAAAGAAATATAAATGCACTTATAAAGAAGAGTTGTCATGAGTTAGCAGGTGGAAAGATGTATATAGAAAATGCAAGCTACAAAATGGCAATGGTTGATCCTATTTGTTATTTAAGATGGATTATGAATAGAGATATAGAAAAGTCTAGAGAACTTAAAGTAGGAGAATTCTATGTAGCAGGTAAAGAATCAGACAAAGTTGTAATTTCTAGGAACCCAATGGCTGTATTTTCTGAAGCACATCAAATTAAGTTAGTTAAAACAAATTTATTAGACAAGTATTTTGGAAATCACACGGAAGAATTATTCTTTATGAACCAAGCCGATGATACTGCTATGACAAGATCTGGAGCAGATTTTGACGGAGATATCTATAATTGCATAATTGATAATGAAATTATTTATAATGCAGTTATTCCACCAAAAGAAGGAAGACACTTTTTAAATATAGCTGATGGTGAAAAGGTAGAGATGGAATATACAAGAGAAAATATGTATTTATGTATTCTTAGAAGTTCGGGAAATTTAATAGGTAAAATAAGTAACATTGCTACAAAAATTTCAGACTTTGCACAGAAGTTAGAATATGCAAAAAGAGATCAAAATAAAAATGTACATTTTTTTACATGGAAAGAATTAAGAGAGTGTTATATACAACATTATTCTAAATTATCTAGTTGTAAAACAGATGGAGAATTAAAAGTTTATAAACTGATAGAAGTTATACAAGATGCGAATTCCTCTTTAACAGATGTAAGAGATGCATATAAAAAAATAAATGAATGCTTTAAAGAGGAGTTAGAAGGAAGATTAAAGTCTAAAAGTATTAGAAAAGTTGAAGAGTTAAAAGATGAACATATAAGAAATAGTATTATAAATAACTTCTATAAAGAACAAACATTAAAAGAAGCTTATTATACACTTTATCAAACTCAACGTGCTATAGATGCACCTAAGACATTAGTATTTCCAAATAAAAATGATTTAAAATCTTGTAAGACTTTTTGTAAAAGTAATGGACAGAATAAAAAACCATACTTTATTTATTATTCAAAATGGAGTAAGAATTTTGAAAATAAAAATAGAGTAGCATGGGATGATTGCAGTCACACTCAATATACAGCAATGAATAAATTTGCAGGAAAAGTACAAAAGGAACTTATATCAAAAATAAATGAAAAAACATCTGATAATTCTAAAAGAAAGCTGTATTCTATATTAGAATCTATAGCTAAAGAGAATGAAAAATGTAATGCAAAAGTTAAAAAGTTATATAGCAAATATAATGATGCTATTACTACTGTTACCTTAAGGTACAAGGCTATAGAAGAAAAATCTAAAGATAAAAAACTTACAGAGAAAGAAAGAATAGAAAGATTTAAAAATTTAGAAAAATACAACTTAAAAGCTATTGAAACAATTCTAAAAATAGAGAAAATGTTTGAAGCAGGAGCGATAGCAGCGGCAATAATAAATGCTAAATGCAATTCTAAATTTATTGTGGATTTTTGTTTTAATACTTTAGAAGAAGCTATTTTAAGTAATAAGGAAAATAAATTGATGGGAACTAACTATGTGGAAGATCAAGATGGAAACATAGAGTTTTTATTCAAAAAATATTCTAAAGTAGATTGCATGTTAGTTGAAATAGGAGATATGACTGCTAAAGATTATAAAGATAAATTAAGAAAAGTTAATACTAATGGTCTAAATATTCGTATCGGAGATATTAAGGAAGAATTAACACAAGATAAGAAAATTAAAATTGCATTAGAAGAGTATAAAGACAAAGAGCAATTCATAGTAACTAACTTAGAAGATAAAAAGTTAGGTTTTATATTTAATAATAAAAAGTTAAATATAGATCTAATTAAAAATTCTTTAGGAAAAGAATTTAAGATAAAACATATAGAAAATAATAATAAAAGTGCAACATTATTTTTAGTATCTTAAATAAAAAGAATCTATAAATTTTGTTAAAAAAATAATATTTTTTAAATTTATATAGGATTTTTTTTATTTTTTCAATAATATATAGGTTAAAGAAAAAATTTAAAGGAGGTACTTTTATGAGAGTATCAGATATAGGTGGAGTTAATGTAAGTGTTAATTTAGGAGGAAATAATTTCAATAAAAAACAATATAAAAAAAATGAAAAAAATAAAAATAATTCAACAGATAAAGATCCAGAATTATTTAACAAAATATTAGAAGAAAAAATGAAAGAATCTAAAAAGTAAATTGAGTTTGACTCTGATAACAATTATTATCAGAGTCAAACAAAATAATATGGAGTGGTTGAGAGTTATGAAATTTGAGAATTTAAAAGAAAAAATAGTAATAAAAAATTATAAAGAGTTATGTAGTTTATTAGAAATAAAGGTTATGAGTGGGAAATCTAAAAAAATACAATTAGAAGATTTAGAAAGATTTTGTGAATACCATAAGGAAGGTAATAAGTTTGTAATTGATGAAATATTTGAAACTCCTTTACCGAAAGTTGATGGTAGAATAAATGGGAATAATAATGTGTATGTAGAAGAAATTGGAGATATACTGGTTGAATATATTTCTAATAATAAAAAAGCAGATAATAAAGTATTATTGTCTTTTTCAAAACTAATTAACATACTAGGTTTGGTGAATAATACTTATACAGTTGGTAATTATAGAAAAAAAGAATTAAGTGATATTTTAAAAATAGAACTAAGCGCTATACATTATTTTTATAACACATCTAGGTGTGAATTTAAGAAGATAATAAAAAGAGCATTAAACAATCTACAAAAAAGAAGTGTTATAAAGTACGAAGAAAAATGGCAGATTTGTGAGAATATTAAAGTAGATGGTGAAACTAGAGATTCATATAGACTTGCTACAGAAAATGAAATAAGTATGATTTTAAATGCACAAAAAAGATCACTTAAGGAAATGGAACTAAAAGACCTTACAGCCTTATTTTTAGCTGGTAGTGGGAAATATAGAGAATTTAATAAAAAGGTTAATGATAAATTACCTAATAGTTGGAATTATTATTATAGTGTTTATGAAATTATCTATGGTTCAGCAGCAGTAGATATAGAAATGGAATACATAGAAGAAAAAAGAGTTTCACTTAATAATAAATCAAAGGATAAAATGAGTAAGGTTTTCGGTATAGATGAAGAAGAAAGTAACGAAAAAAGATTAACTGAGGTTCTTATAGATTTAATAAAATATGATTTAAAGTTAGATGAACAAATAATAAAAAAATATGAAGAGAACAGAGAAAATAAAAATAAATTAATAGAAGAAGAGCAAAAGAAAGTAATAAAGTTAGAAAAAGTAAGAAATAAAATTGAAAAGAAACAAAATAATCTCATTGAGAATATTGTTAGTATTGAAGATAACTTTTCTAATAGAGATAGTATTGAGGAATATGAATATTTCAATTATAAAGATAATATTAATAATAGAAAAAAGACAAATGAATTTTGTAGAGATTTAGATGAGGTTTTAGAAACTATATAGAAATATAAGAATCAAAAGTTGGCACTTTAAAAAGGTATAATAATTAATATATTTATAATACATTTCAAAGTGCCAACTTTTTAAATTCATAATTAATAATAGCTTTTACCCCCTATTTTTTGAATTATTTATTATTTAAATAGTTCCTATAAAAAAGGGGTATTTCTTTTTAAAAAATAATAGTTGTTTTATCGAAATTCAGTTTTAAATTCTGTAGGGATTTAAAAGTGGAGTTCGGGGAGAGCTTTAGCTCGACCTTATACCTCGTAGAGTAAAGTATATATTATAAAAGTATTATTTTATTGGTAAATAGTTAAGAGCTTAAATTATATATTCTTATAACTACATTATATTTAGTCATACATTCTTATAATTATAGCTCATTATATCTAATTATATTAAAGATTATTAAATATGAATTAACAGAGTAAAGGGGGGGTGGGGGAAAACTCTTAAAATGGACGCTTTAGCGGACATTGTTTCCCCCATCTAAGAACTCGACCGATAAGGGAAGAGTGATTAGTTTTCAATAGTATAATATTCTCATAATTGCTTTTGGGTTTAAGCATAACCTTAATATTTTTTATATGTATAAGCATAAAGATTATAGAAAATCCTTATGCCTTTTCTTATTATTTACTATTATAATATATATTTATAATAGTTGATTGTACAATTTTTAGTATAGTGCTGCTTTTAGGGCTTCTGATTGAGATTGCAACATTACTAAGAATGTATATACTCCTTTAGGATCTCCTTGTTCTGCATAAGATTTTATTGTACTAATGTTATTTATCATAGCATCTACTGGTACCCATAAATCTGAACCTAATTGATAGTCTCTTAAATCTTGATATGAATCTAATAATGTATTACAATAACTTATTACTGTATTAAAATCTCCTTCATCACTTGATGTTTCAATTTGAGGTGCTAAGAAGTTTACGTCTTTTACAAAATCTTCACATCGTCCTATTACTTGTTTGTAAGTGTCTGTGTCATCTTGCTGTTGTGGTTGCTCTTGCTCTACTTTTGGAGTTTCAACTTTAGGTTCTTCTACCTTTGGTTCTTCTCCTTTAGGTTGCTCAACTTCTGATTCTGAATTTAATATTGTTATTACATCATTTGAACCTAATTCTATTACTTTGTCTAGTTTTGCTTCAATTTCTTTTTGTTCTGCTCCTGTAAACTGTTCATAGTATAAAGCTGTCATTTTTATACTTGTTAGTGGTTCTCTTGCTTTTATTAATCTACCAATTTCATCTAAATTTCCATTTCCAAATACTTCCCAGATTCCTCTTATTTGTTCAAATTCTGTTGAAGATATTTCTGAATATTTTTGACCATCTGGTGCAGTTTGGAATGATAGTAATTCTAATGCTTTGTTAGCTTTGTTTGCTATTCGTTGTTCTCTTGATTCTTCTGTTTGTACTTGTTTAGTTGGTTCTTGTACATCTATTGGAGTTTGACCACATCCTACTAATCCTATCATTGTTAATCCAACCAAGAATGTTACTAATAATTTTTTCATGATATATCTCCTTTGGAATTTTAGAACTTAATATTATAATATATTCTAAAGGTGTGGATTTATTGAATTAGGATATAAAAGAATAAAAGGCGAATAATTCAAATCTAGTTAGATAAAATTAGTAAATAAATGGTTAATGTTATTATTTTTTAAAGGAATATAAATATAATAATAGAATTTTATAGATATAAAGATTTTATTATTAGGAGGTATATATAATGGAAGAAAAGTTAGAGGTTGAGATTAGCAAAAGTTATCTTATTAAATTAATTTTAGAAGAGTTAGATAAAATTAAAAAAGAAATCCCAGATAGAAAGTGGTTACAAGTTAAAATTTGTGAATTTTCAAAGAGTAAAGCTGTTTTTCTATCTGAGAAAGATTATATAGAAATTATTGAAATTATGCTTAACGGAAGGTTGATAGAAGAAGCAAAGATTTCTTTTGATCAAACTCAAAAGAAATATCAGGTAGAGAGTATTGAAAAGGCTAGGATAACTTTAGATGGTATAAAATTCTTATTAAATTATAATAGATAGTGTTATAAAGAACTTAGATTAATTTCTAGGTTATTTTTGATTGATAGTTTTAATTATTTTGGACACAGCTCCTAACGTCACCTTGTGTCCTTTATGGTGAAAATAAAAAATAGTATCAAAGAAAATTTGTTATTAGTTTTTGTTTTCACCTAATTTCTTAATTCTTTATATTTCTAAAAACACACATTTAAGAGATAGTAACGGAAGCTATCTCTTATTTTGTTATGTGTAAGAATAAAAGAAATTTAATTAGCAATGTTTTTAATACAGTTAGTATATCTAGTTATTATAGATATATTATAGTGTATTTAAATATGCACAAATAGATATAAAGTTCTTTTTTGACTTTATGTCTTTTGCTAAAAATGACATAGTGTGGTTGACCAGTTTCTCCACCTCCTAAAAAAAACTGGTGTTTAATCTAATTATATTAATAATTAGTGAGCAGTTTGATGGTTATCTGTTCCTCCAGCAAAACCATCTCTTGTTTTTAAAATTTATTTTTTTAGAGTGTTTTAGCCCTCGCTTTAACACTCTTTTTTATGAATGGTTAATTTCATAGTATTTAATGAAAGGTGTGTTGAGAGTGAAAGAAGAATGGAAAGATATCATAGGTAATGAAGGCTTATATAATGATGACATTGAGATAGGAACTATAAGTAAAGAATTATATTTTTTAATTAGATATTTAGAAGATAGTGAAATGGATCTATGGGTAGATAGAATAAGTATGTTATTGTTTTATGAAAATCATATAATTGCAGATTTAAAAGAGCTTTTAAACTATACTATAGATCAAGAAAACATAGTAATAGAGACAAAACTTGAAGTAGTAGCTATAGATTTTAATAAAGAGAGAATAAGAATTTTAGAAAACGAAGAAATATTTAATTATTAAAAGTGCATATTGTGTAAGTTAAAAATAAAAGTGTGTGAGGTATGAGAATATGAGAAGAGAAGAAACATTTGAAAAAAGAGAAACAAAAATAGCAGTAGGTGGGAAGATATACACACCAATACTTGAAGATTATCAAAATGGTAAATTAAAGGACTGTAAAAAGGTGACTTTAAATGATACTTTAAAAAATTTTGGTTTCTTTACATCAAAAACTTTTATTAGATGTTGCGATTGTGGAAGTATAGTTACAGCGGGTAGTAAAAGGAAAGAAAGATGTGCAGAGTGCAATGCAGAACACTATAATAAATATCATAGAGGGTTCTATAAAAACAATAAATCATTTTATTTATATATTATAGAAGATAAAGATAATGTCATCAGGTATTCTGGGATTACTTCATCTATGGTAAACAGAGTTTCTGCACACATGAATTGTAGAGTGTCTGCAACAAGAGAATTGTTTAAAAACAATAATTGGAAATTTTTTAAATTTGTTGATTTAGCAGATGTTGTAAATAGTGAAAATGAACTGAAAATTTTAGAAAATGTAATGATGGGTGATTTGAACACATATAAAAATTCTGATTCAATAAAAGATATAGATAAGAAAAGAAGAGAAGAACTATTAGAAGAATTTAAGTATCATGATTTTAAGGTTTATAAAGAAAATATCAATTAGAATTCTTAGAGCTGCTAGAAATAGTGGCTCTTTTAATTTAAATAGGGAGATGGGAATGAGAAGTGAGTAGGAATAAGGAAGTATCTAAAAAGAACTATGTGTTATTGCTATTTAATAAGAATGGTAAAGTGGTGGATGTTATACCATGGAAAATAAGTAAATAAAATGTGGTTTGTTTAGGAGGTATTTATGGTATTATATAAAAAATTATATGGAGATACAATAACTACAGATAAAGATCAACAAGAAATCTTAACCCCTGAAGCAATAGGTAGGCATGGTGATATATTAGTAAATGTTATTGGATTTCAGATAATAAATGAAGGAAAAACTGATATAAAAATACAAATAAATGGCGGTAATATAGTTCCTGTTATGACTGATACTGGCATAGATATGGGGAGTCATAGTGTACATAGTTGTATTGTACATACTAAAGGAGCAAAAGTTACTTGGGCTTGTAAGGGGTGGTAGTTATGCAAAAAATATTAAGTGGAATTTTAACAGATAGATTATTAAATTTAGGTAGTGTAAATAAAGGGGATTCAGTTAAGCTTATATTAGATTTAACTAATTTAGGTGTGGATTTAAATGAATGTACTTTTAAATTAATAAATGATAAACATGTACAAGAAACTGGATTTAATGTAATTGGAAATGAATTAGAAATAGATTTAGATTTTGAGTTTACTTTTAATGTACAAATAGTAGACTTTGTACTAGAAGTAACAAGCATGACAGGTAAAATAACTACAGATAAATTCTTTATGTTAGTAAATCCAATTAACTCTAGTGAAGAAATTAAAGGTAGAAAGCCATTTGCTATGTATTTATTAGAGAAAAGTGGTGAAAGTGTTATTGATTGTGGAGAAGGTATCTATAAGCTTGAAATTGAGCTTATACAAAGAACTTGTAGGAATCTTTATATGCAGATAAATGATAGTGACTGGATGGAAATCTGGGAGTTAGAGTTAAAGAGAAATTACGAAGGATTTAAGATATATAATTTAAGGTTTAAATCTATTGGAGATGGAGACTATACTATAAGTTTAAATGGAGTTAAGTAGTTTATATGTATTTAATTAAATAAATTTGAATATTTTGTAAAGGTGTGATAATCTTTTTATTAGGACAAGCTATATATTTTATATAGTCTTGTTTAATAAAAAGGAAAGGAATGATAAATAATGGATTTATCAAAAATAGTACAAGAGAATAATAAAGAACAAAAAGAACAGCTTAATTTGGATGCTTTAAAAAAGAAGACAATAAATGAATTTGAAAAATTTCTTAAAACTTCAGAAGATTTATGTAATTTAAGTCAAAAAAAAGCATTAGAATTAAAAAATCAAATTAAAAATGATTTAGACAAATATTTAACTAATAGTGGATTTGAAAAAGAAAATGGAACACATATAAACAAAGACGGATCAGTAGCGTTTACTGGAAGTATATTTTATAAGAACGGAAACACAGAAATAGAACTAATTCCGTTAGAATCTGATGATGAACTTTTAGCAGACTATAATATTATAATTAGACCAAATGGAATATATAATTCAATAATTTTAAAACCACAGGAAAAAGATTCAAGTAAATTAATTTGGAAAAAAATGATAAAATATAAAAATGATTGTTTACATATAGGTAATTATAAAGAATTTGTAAATAAAATAAATGATATTAAAATATTAAATAATATGATTAATGATATAAAAACAAATAACGCTCATTATATTGATACCATAAATAACTTTAATAATATAGAATATAGATATTCATTATATAAAGATGATAAAGAATATCAAACTATTGATGAAGTTATAAATGCTATATAAAAATGTTTAATAAATTATATTTAAAGTTAAAAGAATCATTAGAAAATAAGGTTAATAAAGATTTGCAATCAAAGATAAATGAAACTGAAAAATTGAATCCTAAAATTAATAAAGGTGAAAGTCACGAGGCATTTATTTTAAGATTAAAATATGAGAAATTAACATTATCTTCAATGAAAAAAAGTAAATTTAATACTATGTTAACTATAATTATGACTATAGTAGCTACATTTATAAGTTTTTTAGGGTTTAATATGTCTAATTTAGGAAAAATAATAGAAAAATTTCCTGATAATATTGAATTGACAGGAGAGTTTATTAAAATATATAATTGGTCTAGTTTTAGAATAGCTACTATTTTTATTGCTGCAATATTGTTTATTATTAGTATCTTAATTCGAGATTTAATTGTTGAAGATATGAATAAATATATAGATCTTAGGATTGGGTTAATAGATATGAACATTGAAGAAGTCCAAAAAAAGCTAGAAGAAAAAGAGAATAAAACTAACAAAAAAGCTCAGAAGTAATTCTGAGCTTTTATTATATTAAGAAAGGAGAAGTATATGGCTAAAGTTATAAATGACACGATTAAAATTAAATTAAATGATAAACAAAAAAGATTTTGTGTAGAATATTTAAAAGAATTAAATGCCACTAAAGCTTATATGGAGATTTATCCAGATAGTTCTTATGATGCTGCTAGGAGTAGTGCTAGTGATCTCCTATCAAATCCTAACGTGAAAGAGTATATCAATAGATTATTAGATGAATATTGTGATAATATTGATATTACTATAGGTGAGATAGTAAGTGGATTAAAGAGTATAGTAACTGATAAGACAGCAAGAAATAGTGATAAGATAAAGGCTATGGAGCTATTAGGTAAATACAAGCAAATGTTTGTAGAGAAAAAAGAAGTTACCATTACTTCTGATTCTAATTTAGAGAACTTATCTGATGAAGAATTAGAAAAGAAATTAAAAGAATTAGAGTAATGAAAATTTGATTTTAGATGTAAAGAAAAACGTTTGATAAACTTTACTTTTACATCTATCTTTTAATTCATACTTTTAGTACCTATTAAAGCCATTTAGAAAACTTTTATTTGTAAAGAAAAATATCCAACCTTTTACTTTACAATCCCATGCAATATATGGTAATATATTTGTAGTGAATTAAATAAAAGGTGGTATGGATTGTGAGTAAAGTATATGGCTATTTAAGATGTAGTACAGATGAGACCAAACAAGATATAAGTAGACAAGAAAGAGATATAAGATCTTTGGTAGATAAAGTAGATTGTATATTTAAAGAGTATGAAAGTGGAACTAAAGAGAATAGAGAAGCTTTAAATACTCTATTAGATACAGTTCAAGAAGGAGATACTATTGTTTGCACTGAAGTATCAAGAATTACAAGAAGTACTAAGCAGCTTATAAATATAATTCAATTTGCAGAAGATAAAAAGTTAAAGCTTATTATGGGGACTTTTATATTAGATTGTACAGGAAAAGAATTAGATCCTATGGCTAAAGCAATGCTACAAATGATGGGAGTATTTGCAGAGCTAGAGAGGGATATGATTAGTGCTAGAGTTAAATCTGGTATGGCAAATGCTAAAGCTAAAGGCAAAACAATAGGAAGACCAACATTAACTATAGAAAGTGTACCTGCTAAGGTTAAAGACATATATAAGTTATATAAGAATAAGTCTATAACTAAAACAGACTATGCTAAGATGTGTGATGTAAGTAGACCTACACTAGATAAATATTTGAAAATAATTGAAGGCTAGGACTAGAGTGGATTTTAAACTCTAGTCTTTCTTTTCATGCCTAAAAACTCTAAGGCTAAGGGGAGGGGGTATTAAATTTGAGGTGGAATTTGCTATAAAAAAGACATCAAAAAAATTTTCAAATTTTTCAAAATCTTTAGTATAATTAAAATTAATTAACTATACTAAGGAGGAATAATTAATGAAACAATCATTATCAGATATATTAAAAAGAAACTCGAAAGAATATACAAGATTTAACACATTGAAAGAAAGAATAGAGGTTTTGGATTTAAGCGATTCTAGAGTAAAAGAATTAAAAAATGAAAAAATCAAAAGTATTGATAAAGAGTTAATAAAATCTGATGTATACAGAAATGAAATAAAAACTATTAATACAGATGAAATAGTTGGATTATTTGATAGACCATGTGATAGAGTACAGAATTGGTTAGAACTATTAGAATCTCTTCATAAAAGAAGAAATTTTGAACTATATGATGGTAGGAATTCATTTGAAAGTTTCTTAATTAATTGTGAAGAGTATGATCTTCCTATAGTAATTAAGATAAATAATGAATATTATATTTCTGGAAATGGAAAGCATAGACTTACTATAGCTAAATGTTTAGGAAATATTAAAGCTAAAGTTTTAATTGAAACAGTTATTTAATAACTGTTTTTTTATTTAAAATGAAAGGAGGTAATTATATAAGTAAACAACAATTAACTAAACAACAAATAATAGAACGATTAAAATTAAAAAGAGAACTTAAAATAAGAAAAGCTAGGGAATCGTTTTGGGAATTCTGCAAAGCAATTGCACCAGATTTTTATAAAGAAGAACGTACATATTTAAAAGATTTAGCCAATGCTCTACAAGATGTTTATGAAGGAAAGATTAAAGAAAAAGGATTAACTATATCTATGCCCCCTCGACATGGAAAATCTAGAACTGTTGGATTATTTACAGGTTGGTGCATAGGTAAGGATATTAAATCTCAAGTAATGACAGCCTCATATAATGAGCTAATAGGAACGGAATTTTCTAGAAACTGTAGAGAATTAATAATGGCAGAAGCTGCAGACGAATTACAAATAGTTTATAGAGATATTTTCCCTGGTGTAGAAATTAAAAAGGGTAATTCATCTGTTAATAATTGGACGGTTTCTGGAGGGTATTCTACATACTATGGTGGTGGATTTGGTTCTTCATTTACTGGAAGAGGTTGTAATATTCTTATAATCGATGATCCAGTAAAGAATGCTGAAGAAGCTTTAAATGAAAATACTTTAGAAGCTATTTATCAATGCTACACTGATACCCTAATGTCTAGATTAGAAGGCGATGGAATTACAATTATAATCCAAACTAGGTGGGCTAAAAAAGATTTAATCGGCAGAGTGTTGGAAGATGATAGAGAATCATTTAAAGAGATAAACATGAAAGCTTTTGATGGTGAAAAAATGCTTTGTGAAGATGTTTTAAGCAGAGAGAAATACGAAAGTTTAAAAAGATCAATGTCAGATTTGATATTCATGGCTAACTATAATCAGATAACTATAGATGCTAAAGGTGTATTATATAAAGATTTAAAACACTATGAGGATATTCCTTTAGATGAATATGAGAAACCTAGATTTGAAAGTATAGTTGCATTTATTGACACCGCTGACAAAGGTTCGGACTATTTGGCTTGTATTGTAGCAGGATGTTATCAGAAGGAACTATATATATTAGATATACTTTATACTCAAGAACCTATGGAAATTACAGAAAGACTTGTAGCAAGAATTCTCTATGATAATGATGTAACTATAGCTATGTTTGAAGCTAATAATGGAGGAGGACTATTCAGTAGACGTGTAAATGAAATACTCGTAAATGAGTATAATACAAACAAAATAATAATAAAAGAAAAGACTCAAACCAAAAATAAATGGACAAGAATAATGGTAACAGCACCGTGGATAATGGAGCATGTGTTATTCCCTTCTAATGCAAAACATAGATGGAGAGAAGCTTGGGAACATTTAATTACATTTAGTAAGAGTGGTAAAAACAAACATGATGACCTAGAAGATTGTTTAACAGCTTTATGTGAAAACTTTGGACAAGGCATTAAAAAAGAAAGAAAAGTAAGAAGTATTAAGTTATCAGGAGTATAAGAGGTGATATATTGGAATTAATTAAAAATAGTAAGATAATTTTAAACAATGATTTTGATTTTGAAAACACGGCTTTAATAGAAAAGTTAATAGAAAATCACAAAACTATTGTAAATAATAGATTTAAGCAATTAGAAAGATATTATGAAGGAAAACATAAAATACTAGATAGAACTATAAGTGATCCTGACAAGCCAAATAATAAAGGAGTAGCAAATTTTTGTCAGTATGCTACAGACCAATTAACAGGATTTTTTATGGGGAAACCAGTTACATATGCATCTAGTAATAAGATTTATTTAGATAAATTAAATGAAATATTTAAAGATAATGATGAATCAAGTGAGAACCACACTTTAGCACATAAGTCTAGTATCAAAGGTCAAGCCTTTGAGTTAGTTTATGCAGATGAAGATGGGAATATAAAATTTACTGATTTAGATACTGATAGTGTAGTTTTCGTATATGACAATAGTGTTCAACAAAATACTCTTATGGCTATAAGATATTTTACTAATAAAGATATATTGACTGATTCTGAAAAAACAATAATAGATGTGTATACAAAAGATACTATATATCATTATGAGATGAATAAAGATGGAATTACATATATTAATGAAGAAAATCATTATTTTGGAGAAGTTCCTATAATAGAGTTTGCTAATAATAGATTTAGAACAAGTGATTTTGAAGGAATTATCACATTAAATGATATGTATAATCTTAACTTAGCAGATATAAGTAATGATATTGCATATTTCTCAAATTGCTTATTAGCTTTAGAGGGTATGGATGGGACTAATGAAGAAGATATTAAACTTTTAAAGGAAAATAGAACTTTATTATTACCAGAAAATGCAAAAGCTTATTATATTACTAAGCAATTAAATGATAGTGCAGTTCAAAATCATAGAAATAATTTAAAAGAAGATATTCATAAATTTAGTTATATTCCAGATTTAAGTGAGATAGGAAATGTCTCTAATATTAGTGGAACAGCTATTAAACAAAAGTTCTTTAGCACAGAGCAAGTTATACAGAATAAAGAAAGAATGTTTAAAAAGGCTTTAATGAAAAGAATTAAATTGATAACCAACTTCTTAAATATAAAGGAGTATAACTTTAATTCAAATGATATAGAAATACAATTTAATAGAAATTTACCTATAAATCTAGTTGAGTTTAGTGATAGTGTAGTTAAACTAGCAGGAACTATTCCTAATGAAATTTTATTTGAAACATTAAATAAATATGGATTAGAAATAGATGTGGAAAGAGCTATTGAATTAAAAAAACAAGAAGAGAATTTTGATCCTTATAAAGATAACTCTATACCTAATGGTGATATAAATGAGTAAAGATTATTGGGAGAAAAGAAGTCTTGAAACCATGAAAAAGATTTATAATGCACAGGAAAAGAAAAATAAAATTCTTATAGAGTCTTATAATAAGGTTTTAAAAGAAATTGAAAATGATTTGACTGAACTTTATAAACATATGGATAGCAATAATATTTCTTTATCAGAAGCTTATAAATACAATAGACTTAATAAGATAAAGAAGCAAATAGAAGATAGAATTGTTGAATTAGCAAAAGAAGAAACAAAATTCAATAAAGAAAGTTTAACTAATAATTATAAAGAAGCTGCTAAAATGGTATCTGATAATTTAGGCATTGAATTTGATAAAATTTCTAAAGAAGTGATTGAAGATGCTATACAGTATCCTTGGAGTGGTCATATGTTTAGTGAAATTATTTGGAAGAATGTAAGAGAACAACTTGTCTATAATATACAAAATATAATAGTAATTGGACTTGCAAAAGGTGAAAGTTATATTAATATGGCTAAGAAATTACAAAAGGAAATGGATAAAGGAATTTATAATGCTCTTAGAGTTATTAGAACAGAAACAGCTAATATAGTTAATAATGCAACTTTAGATAGATATAAATCTAAAGGAGTTAAAAAAATTAAAATTATAACTGCACCAGATGAGCGAAGGTGTGAAACATGTGGAAAGTTTCATGATAAAGTATATGAAATTGATAAAGCGCCACATTTGCCAAACCATGCTCAATGCAGATGTTGTTATGCACCAGTTATAGATATAGATTAATAATCTATGTCTTTTTTTATGCAAATTTTTACTTGTTTTTAATAAAAACATGGCTTTAATTAATAGTCACACGGACTTAAAACGGAGGTTATACATGGAAAATTTACAAGATCAAAACACAATAGAAACAACTGAGGTTACTACTGATGTAGAAAGTAAGGAAGTTGAAACTAAAGAAGAAGTTAAAAAGTTAGAGTTTACTCAAGAAGAGTTAGATAACTTAATTTCTAAGAGATTAGAGAGAGAAAAGAAGAAAGCTCAAGCTGAAAGAGAAGAAGCAGAGAAATTAGCGAAGATGAGTGAAGCCGAAAAACAACAAGCTCTGTTTGAAAAAAAGGTTAAAGAGTTTGAAGATATGAAGAAAAAATATGAGTTAGAAAAAATGGAACTTGAAGTAATAAAACAATTAAGTTCTAAGAATTTACCAACTCAATTTTCAAAGTATTTATTAAATGAAGATGCTGAGACTTCTTTTAATAATATAAAAGAGTTTGAAGTTGAATGGCAAAAAGCTATTGAACAAGCTGTAGATACAAGATTAAAAGGAAAAACACCACAGGTTGGAGTTGTTACAAATACGACTATAACTAAAGAACAATTTAATAAGCTTGGATTTTTAGAAAAGCAAAAATTCGCAACTGATTATCCAGAAGCGTACAAATCATTTATGAAATTTTAATTGTAGATTTCATAAATTTTATATAAATAAAAATAATTAAAAAAAAAGAAAGGCTACCGAAGGAGAGTAGGTAGAAAGGTGATTTATTTATGTCAAATACTGTAGTAGATGTAAAAGTTATGGGAGAAGTTTTAGGAGCAAGTTTACCAAATAAACTTAGATTTTCTGCATTAGCAGATGTTAACACAGACTTACAAGGACAACCGGGAGACACAGTAACAAGAGCTAAATATGCATATATTGGAGAAGCTACTAAAATTGAACCGGGTGCAGAAATTCCAGTAACAGATATGACACAAACAAGTCAAGACGTTAAAATCGTTAAAGCTGGTAAAGGTGTGCAGTTATTAGACGAAGATGTTAATAAGAGAGGACAAGAAATAATAGATGAAACTTATAATCAACTTGAAATGTCTATATTAGATAAAATAGACAGCGATTCTTTAGCTACTTTAAAAACAACTTCTGTTGTTAAGGATGCTTCATCATCAGGTCAAATTTCTTATGATTCAATTGTTGATGCAGTTGCTTTATTCGGAGAAGAAGATGATGAGCCAAAAGTACTTTTTATAAATACTGATCAAAAGGCAACTTTATTAAAAGATCCTAATTTCATAAGAGCTTCTCAAATGGGAGATCAAGTTGTTATGAAAGGAATAATAGGAGAAATAGGTGGTTGTCAAGTTAAGGTTTCTAATAAAATTAAAGAAGAATCTACTAAGTACAACAACTTAATAGTTAAAGCAGGTGCTTTAGGAATTGACTTAAAGAGAAATGTAAATATAGAAGAAGACAGAGTGCCTAAGAAAGGCTTAACTGAGTATTATGCAAATGCTCACTATGTTACTTTCTTAAAGAATGAAAAGAAATGTGTTAAATTAACAGTTTCTAAAAATCCTGCTGTATTTAGCTTACCTGCTGAAGAATCTGTAGTTGAAGAAAAAGCAAAATCAAAAAATAAGTAATACATATTAGGAGGGATATCCCTCCTTTTTTATTAAATAGGAGGTAGATATTTTGACTATATTAGATAAGTTTAAAATTTTAAATGATATAGATAAGCAAAGTGAATTAAAGGTTCAAGTACTTATAAATATATGTACTAATAAAATATTAACTCTTACTGGACGTAATAGGAATGAAATTACAGAAGAACTAGAAGATTTAATTCTTGAGTTCACTATTTTAAGATGGAACAAATTAGGGGTAGAAGGATTAACTTCTCCAGATAAATTTACCGAGGCAATTTCTGATAATTTAATTCCGCCTGACATTAAAATACAACTTAATAAATTTAAAAAATTAAGGAGTTTTTAATTATGTCAGTTACTATTGATGATAAAGAGTTTAAAGAAGGTATAGATAAATTCATAAATCAGCAACTTAGAAAATCTATTATAGCAGGAATGGAAAAGGCATGTTTAAAAATAGAAGATACTGCTAAAGATAAAGCACCAAAAGATTTGGGACAATTAGCAGGTTCTATAGGAAGTGAAGTTGAAGATAATGGATCTGAGGTTGAGGGTTTTATAACAGCTACAGCAGAACATGCACCTTATGTACACGAGGGTACTGGTATTTATGCCAAAGGTGGAAATGGAAGAAAAACACCTTGGTTTTATAAAAACAGAGATGGTAAGGTTATAAAAACAAATGGACAAATACCGCAACCTTTTATGCAAGAAGCAATAGATGAAGAATGGAATAATATTAGCAAAATAATTGCGGGGGCTTGTAAATGGTAGATTTATTAAAAGTAATAGAAAATTGTACAGGTCTTAGAGTTATGAATACTCCTAAAACACCTGTTCCTAGAAGTCAAAGTGGAATAGAGTATTCCTATAAAACTTTAAGTGATGATGCGATAAAGGAAGTTATAAGATTAGACTTAGTTATTGTTACCTCACGATTAGAAGATGGTGAGAAAGCAATTAAAAAAATAAAAAAAGAATTACTTAAAGCTGGAGATGGTTCTAAAATCAAAGGTTTTTTAAAAATAGAATTTGCACCAAGTGGGACAATTGAAAAACCTGATATGAATGCGGTGCATAGTTTTATTAGCTTACTAATAACAAAAAGGAGTGTTGTGTAATGGCAGCTAAAAAAGAGTTTGTAACACTAGGTAGTGGAGATTTATATCTTACACTTTATACACCGGGTTCACCTATACCTGAAGATGTAGCATTTGAAGTTGAAGATAACAAAATAGGTGAAATTAAAGGTGGTGCAGAAATATCTTACACACCAGAAATTTATGAAGTTGTTGGAGATAGCGGAGTTTGTATCGAAAGATTTATAACTAAAGAAGAAGTTATCTTTAAAACTGGTATCTTAAAATGGTGTTTAGATACTTTAGATTTAATTTGTTTAGGAGCAGTTAAATCTAAGTCTGAAGGTAAAGAAGTAGTTAAAATAGGTGGAAAAGGAGTAAAGGGAATAAAACAAGTTGCTTTGAGATTCGTACATACTCTATCTGACGGAAAGAAAATAAGAATAACTATGGTTGGAACACCTTCAAATGGATTTACATTAACTTTTAATCCAGAAGAAGAAACTGTAATAGATGCAGAGTTTCAAGCTATGCCACAAGATGCTGAAGGGGTACTTTTAGAAATATCTAAAGAAGTAGACCCAGAGTAAAAAATCACAGGTAGTAAAGAAGTTTACTACCTTTTTTTGTAAAATTTATATTTAATAAAGGAGAAATGTTTATGTTAGATTTAAGTGTATTAAAAGAAAAAGTATGGGATGTTAAATTGTTTGATGGAGAAGTTTTACATATAAAAAGACCTTCGCAAAAGATGGTAATTGAAATGATGGGATATGAAGAAACTTTCAAAAAGCAAAAAGATGCAAAAAAGACATTAGGTACATTTACAAAAATGATACTAGATATATTAAATCATAATACTGAAGGTAGAGTTTTTACTGAAGAATATATAGATGAAAATTTTGATTTAACTTTAGGATTAGCATTAGTTCAAAGCTATATGGAATTTGTTAAAGAAGTAAATTCAAACCCAAACTAGAAATCCCTTCTATACCTACATTTGGTATTAAGAAGGGTAAAACAGAAGAGTATGAATATGAATTTTTTCCTTCTGCCAAAAAGGTTGCAGACTATTGTAATTTTTCTATAAATGATGCACTTGAACTGCCATGTGACATTTTTCAGTTAAGTTTAAGAAATTCTTATATTTTAGAATTACAAAGTACTGAAGAAGGAAGAGAGTATTTAGCAAAATGTAAGCGATTAAAAACTACTGAGATGGATTTAGATGGTTTATCTAGGGTTTATGATATTAAAGAAAAGGTGGTGGATTAATGTTTGATTTACCAGCTCTGCGTGTAAAAGTTAAGGCTGATATCACCGAAGCCGAAAAAGGTCTCAAAAAGCTTAAAGATAGTGGTAAAAAAGTAGCAGACTTAGGAGGTAAACTTACTAAGTCTGTTACAACTGTTTTAGGCGGTATTGGTATAGCTTCTTTGAAGGCTGCTTCAGATGTTTCTGAGATGGAAAGTAAATTTAATGTTGTATTCAAATCTCTTGCAAGTGAAGCGGATGGGTGGGCAACTACTTATGCTAATGCAATTGGGAGAAGTAAATATGAAATTAAAGAAGCTATTTCTAATCAAGCTGATTTATATCAAGGTATGGGGTTTACAGCAGATGAAGCTTATGAGTTATCAAAGCAGGTTACTACATTAGGATATGATTTAGCCAGTTTCAACAACGTAAATGATGCACAGGCGATCGATGCCATGACTAAAGCACTTATGGGAGAGACTGAAAGTGCAAAAATGTTAGGTGTAAACTTAACAGATACAATTATGGAAACTTCTGAATTTACCAAAGCTACAGGTAAGTCTTGGAAAGAACTGAGTATGGCTGAGAAGGCTCAAGTCAGATATCAAGAAGCAGTTAAGCAAAGTCAAAATGCTATGGGTGATGCAGAAAGAACATCAGATGGTTTTACAAACCAAATGAAAAGACTTAAAGGTAACTTTTATGATTTAGGAGTTCAAATTGGGAATGTTTTTCTACCTATAGCAAATACTGTTGTAACTGAATTTAATAAAATGCTTAGTGGAGTAACTAAGTTAATAAGTGAAAACCCTAAATTAGCACAAACTATAGCAGGTATTGGAACTACTTTAGCTATAATACCTCCATTAATATGGGCTATAGGTAAAGGAATGGTTTTATTTGCTTCTGCTCCAGCTTTATTTGCTGGATTAGCTGCTGGAATTGCGGTTGCGGGAGTTGCTTTTTTAGGATTAAATGAAAATGCACAAAGTACGCTTGATAATTTAACCTATAAGATAAGTGAGTTTTGCGGTAATTTTGTTCAAAGAATAACTGAAACAGCACCGGAACTATTAAGACAAGGATCACTAATGATAAGTCAGTTTGTTCAAGGTTTAACTGAAGGAATTCCAATATTATTGGAAACTGCTTTTACAATTGTAAAACTATTAATAACCACATTTATGAATACGTTTCCTACTATTATAAATACTGGTTTTCAATTAATTTTACAACTTGTAAATGGAATAGTGAGTGCTATACCTAATTTAGCGACAACAATTCTTAATATGGGATTAGATATGTTAAGTTGGTTCTTATCAAACTTACCTCAATGGTTTGATAGTGGAATACAAGTATTAACAAATATAATAAGGGGAATAGTACAAACTATACCTAATATAGTTCAATCTGTATTTGATACAGGAACTCAAATGTTAGACACTTTAATCAAGAGAATGCCTGAGTTTTTACAAAAAGGTAAAGACACTATTATAAAAATAATAGAAGGTTTAAAAGAAAGATTACCTAGTTTATTAGACACTATGGGACAAGCAATTATGAAAACATTATCTAAGATAGCTGAAAGAATGCCTGAGTTTTTACAAAAGGGTATTCAGTTCGTAACAGAAATGATAAAAGGTATAGGTCAAAATTTGCCTGCTATTATGGGGAAAATGGGAGAATTATTAGGTGAATTAATAGCCAAAATAATTCAGTATTTACCACAATTCCTTTCTAAAGGGGTAGAAATAGTAGCTAAAATCATAGTAGGTTTAATCCAAGGAATTCCACAATTATTAAGTGCAGGTGTAGATTTAGCAGAAGGTATTTTAGATGGAATAGGTAGTATGATGAGTGGCTTCTTATCTATAGGTAGTAAAATAGTATCAAATATTAAGCAGGGTGTTATGAATGCATGGGGTAACTTTACAGGTTGGTTATCCAATAAGGTAAAATCAATTCCTATAATCGGTTCATTGTTCTCTTTAGATAGTCCTGAAGGAGATGGTAATGGTTTAACACCTACGATAACACCGAATCCTATGGCTAATTTAACTAGAAATGGATTAAGTTCTGTTCCTTCTATGTTTGGATTTATGCCTAAAAATAAAGGAATTGAATCTGGTGATTTCAAGAAAAACGTAGATCCTTTAATATCTAAACTTTCTGAATTAATGAAAGCTATGGATAATAAAGGTGGTTTGAATTTAACTATTGAGAATTTCTATAACAATACTGATAAAGATATTGAAAGTCTTGCAGAAGAACTAGCATCTTTATACAATCAAAGATTAGCTTATAGATAATTGAAAGGAGGTGTGTTTTGTGAGTTATTTTATTTTTAAAGGTATAAGTAGTGAAGAGATGGGACTTATAATAGAAAAAAATTGTGATATTACAAAGCCTAATCGAAAATACTTAGAATTTAAAGTTGAAGGAAGAGATGGACTCTTAACTAAAGATTTAGGTACTTATGAATGTACTACAAAAGAATTTTTAGTACATCTTATTAAAGAAGATATGCCTTCACTAGATTATCTTTTAGATTGGCTAGATGGAGAAGGTGAATTAATATCATCAACTTTACACAATAGACATTATATAGCTAGGGTTGATAATGAAATTCCATTAGAACAAATAATAGAAAATAGACTATATAAGTTTCCTATAAGATTTAAATGCCAACCATTTTCTTATAGAAATAAGAACGATGTAATACAAATAACAGAGCAAGGTACTGCCATTTCTAATAGTTGTACTAGACCAGCCAAACCATGCTTAACTGTATTTGGAAATGGAACAATTAATTTATCAATAACCTCGGATAGAGGAGTTTACCAAATAACTTTGAAAGATGTAGTTGATAGTATAACAATTAATACAGATACGATGCAATGTTATAAAGGTTTAGAAAACTGTAACTCTAAGATGACGGGAAAGTTTCCTATTTTACAAAAAGGTAAAAACACTTTTGAATGGTCTGGAGGAACAGTTACAAAAATAGAAGTAACACCTAATTTTGGTTATTTAATATAAAGAGATGCTTTTTACAGTGTCTCTTTTTTTATTTTGTTAAATAGGAAGGAAATAGTTTAAAAGTATGAATGATAATATGATAGTTTTATATCAAGAGCGGGAGACAAATTTTACTCACAATGGAATATGTGTATTAAATAATATCTGCATTAAGGCAGAGATTGAAGAAGAGTTAAATGGAATATATAATCTTAATTTAGAATTCTTAATACATAATAACAATACTTGGAAAGAAATAACTGAAGATAGAATTATAAAGGTAAACTCTTATTATACAGATCAATTATTTAGAATAGTAAATACAAGATTAGTTGGTAGAAATAAATTAAAAGTATTCTGTAGGCACATTTTCTTTGATCTAGGTAAAAACTATTTAGAAGATATAAGAGCAGAAAATAGAAGTGGTGCTTCTGCATTAGAATATTTTTTAAGAAACACCATAGACCAACATCCATTTACATGTACATCAGATATAACTGATATAAATACATTATATGCAGTTAATATGGGATTTTTAGAAATGTTAAATGGAGATAGGGATAATACTTTTATTTCTAGATGGGGTGGAGAAATTGAAATCAACAATTTTAATTTTAGTATAAATAAAAGAAGAGGACAAGATAGAGGAGTTCAGATCAGATATGGTAAAAATATGCTTTCTATAGAAAGGTATATTAATAGAGAGAGTATTATTACTAGAGTAAAGCCTTTTGGTTTTGATGGAATAACCTTAGATAAAGGTGAATTTGTAGAATCTCCTTTAATTAATAAATATCCAGTTGGAATAACAACAAAAGTAAAGTTTGAAGATATAAAAGTAAAAAGAGATCCAAACAATAATGAAGAAGAAGGATTTGAAACACTACCTGAGGCACAAAGAGCTTTAAGAGAAGAAGCAAGAAAATTATTTGATGAACTTGATTTAGACAAACCTAAGACAACATACAAAGTTGATTTTATAAGTTTGGAAGATACAGATCAATATAAAACAGCAGCTATACTAGAACGTTGTTGGTTAGGCGATACAGTTACCATTATAGATGAAGATTTAGGAATAGATATTAAAAATAGAATTGTAAGTTATAAATTTGACTGTTTAAGTAATAGATATGTTGAATTAGTTCTTGGGAATAAACTAGAGACTATTTTCAATGTTTTAGATAATAACTTAACTAATGGAAATTCTAATGATTCTACTGGTAGTGGCTCTGCTGGAGGAGATATTGGAAATGGAAATATAGATATAGATAAGATACTTCAACAGGCTCAAGAAAACGCAAAACAACTTATGGAAAACGGTATAGTAGATTCTCATGTTGTTGTCAGAAAAAATGAAATATTGATAATGGAAGATACTACAGATATTGCACAAGCAAAGAGATTAGTTAGGGCAAATAGAAATGGTATATTTTGCTTAACTGAAGGTTATAATAGTACACCTAAAACAGCTATTACGGCTGATGGAATTAATGCTACAGCTATTACTTTTGGAGAATTAAACGGTAGATTAATAATGGCAGATACTATAGAAGCAAATGCACTTACAGTAAATGCAGTTAAAAAAATAAGAGAAGATTTAGTTACTCAGGCACAATTGAAAGTTGAAGTAGATGAATTAATACTAAAAGCACAAATTCAAGAACAAGAGCTAACAGGTGAAGTGACTGATATTTCTAATACTATAGATCCTAGGAGAGTGACTTGGATTAGAAAAAGTTCGGATGAAGCTGGAGATATAGAATGGAATAAAAAATATGAATCTGGTGCAAGACAGATAAAAATAACAAGAGCAGATTTAGTGAAAAACACTGCAAATTTTGCTTGTCAATTGCATGATGGTAAAGGGAATGTATTAGCTAAGGGATTTCTATAAATATAAATTTAAATATAATAATGATATAATATAAATAAGAAGGAGGTGTAGATATTGTATAGTAATTTGGAGGATATAATAATAAATTTAATTAATACTGGTATAGAAGGCGAGTATTGGGATTTTAAACAAAAATGGCATAAAGATAATGATGAATTATTGAGAGATATATTATCATTTGCAAATACCATTCATAATAAAGATTGTTTTTTAATAATAGGTGTATCAGATGACTGTGAAATAATAGGTGTTGAAGATGATGAAAATAGAAGAGAACAATCCAATCTTCTAGATTTATTAGGAAATTGCAATTTTGCTGGACAAAATGTACCAAAAATTAGTTTAGAGACACTGAATATAAATGGCAAAGAAATTGATATACTAATTATATTTAATTCTAATGATGTTCCTATGTATATTTCTAAAACCAACAATAAACAAAGAAGAATACAAGCAAATTATATTTATAGTAGGGTTGGAGATCGAAATACTCCTATGTCTGAGAATAGTAATATCTATATAATAGAACAACTATGGAAGAAAAGATTTGGACTTAATAGAGATAGTATAGAACTGTTTAAAGAGGCTTTGAAGGATAAGTGGAATTGGAATAGAAACAAACAAGGATGGTATTATAAATTCAATCCAGAATTTATGATAAAAGAGATAGAAAACGACTGTAATAGATTACCATGTTTTTATTCATATACTATGTGTAATGAAAGTACTAGTTACTATAATTTGCAAATTATATATAAAGGTACTATATTGGATGAATTTCTAGAGGTTGTATTAGATAGTGGTAGATATGTTACAATTTCACCATTATCCTATTTTGTTTCTAAGGATAGATATAATAGAAAAACTTTTGAATATAGATACTTTACAAAAGGTACTATTGAATATTTATTATACGATTTCTTATATAGAACAGATGAACTTCAATGTGAAGAAACTTGGGCTAAAAATAATTTTGATGAAGTTATTCTTATATTTAATAATGAAAAAGAGAAAAAAGAATTTGAAATATATGCAACTGAACATGTAAGTAGTATAGAAGAGTATGTTGCTTCAAATTTAAAACACATTAGAAATTATGTTCCTAGAAATGATAGGGAAAATAGAATGATTCAGGAAAAAATCGCTATAGGAACTATATGTAAAGTTTTGTTAGAGAACTTTAGAAAAGAAAAAATAAGGGTATGTGATTAA